ATATGATTAAAACTGTGATTTTATATCATGGTTTTTGATAATTATCTGAATATCAGCTACATATATATAATGTATTGATGTATAAGCACTTATCTTCGTGCTAAAATTTTACGTTTGACACGTTAAATAGGACATGTGCAATGTAATGTTGCAAAACAGTTGCAAAAAAAATATATGGTAATATGGCAACATTTAAAGTGGTAGTTTCAAAGAAACGTTCTGATGGTTATTATCCAGTTTACATTAGAATACTGCATAACCGTCAAAAGTTGGTAGTTAAGACCGATAAGTTTGTAACAGACAAAGGATTGGTTAAGGGCACGAAAGAGGTGAAGGACTCATTCGTGCTTGCAGCCTGTATGAGCCAAATAAATGGCTGGGTTGACAAATTGAACAGACTTGATATAACTGACTGGTCAGTTTATAAGGTTAGAGATTACCTTTTGACTTCTGCACAGGATATTTGTTTTTCTGAATTTGCTCGTTCTTATCTTCAATCACTTTCTTTGCAGCCTTCATCACGCCAAATTTATGAAAGTGCTTTGAAACATTTGGAAAACTTTGCTGGTACTGATAAGGTAATGTTTTCGCACTTAACTGTACGTTTTCTGACAGCATGGATGAAAACCATGGAGAATAAGCCTAGTAGCAGAAATTATTATCCTTCTTTGGTTAAGCGTATTTATTTGGAAGGTATCAAGAAATTTAATGATGAGGAGGCAGGTCTTATGCCAATAAAATTCAATCCTTGGAATAAGATAAAGATAGAGAAAAAAGCAGGTCCACACAAGCGTGCCATCACACTGGAGGAGTGTAGAAAGTTTTTTGCCGTTACTCCTGAATATCCACGGCAGCAGTTGGCTCTGGATGTTTGCAAGATGATATTGTGCTTGGCTGGCATCAATGTAGCTGACCTCATGAAAATGAAAAAGGTGGACTATTATGATGGAATCTTGCACTATGAGAGAAAGAAAACAAGTACGCGTCGTTATGATAAAGCGTATATAGAAATGAGAGTGCCGGATATGCTTTTACCAACCTTGGAGAAATATTTTTCTGAGGAAAGTGACCCTTATCTATTTATTTTTCATAAAATGTATTCCACTAATCGTTCTATGGATACGAATTTGGTACATTTCATTAAAGCTATCTGTAAGAACTATTTGGGTATGCCTGATGATAATTTTTATACTCCTTATACATTCCGGCACACTTGGGCCACAGTAGCCCAGAATGATATTGGTGCCAACTATGCAGAGATTGGCTTTGCTATGAATCATGCAACAGCTCATAGGATAACAAGCGGATATGTGAAGCCAGATTTCTCTAGGGCTTGGGAACTAAATGAGAAGGTGGTGGAGAAGGTCTTCTTTACCAATGATCCAAGCAGGCGAATGCAGGAGTATCATGTTCCTGAATTTGATAAGGTAGAGGAAACATTTGAGTTGTCTGCTGATGCTTACTTCATGGGTGAGGTTGTGGCTCATGTGGATGGCAAGGGCTACAAGAACACAGATGAGATAATAGAACAGCTCATGGCCAGCATAAATGATACTGTGCCTACTAACTGTACGATACAGATCAAGGTGAAGAATATCACCAAGGACCAGACGAAGTACTTTGAACGAGTCAGGGACATAAAATAGCTATTTTATGTTAATACAGATTAAAATTGACCCAATATAAGTTAAAATAGAGCGTTTTTGCTCGATAACCAAGTCAAGGGTAGTCTTCTCTAAAGTTGAAGAAAATTTAGAGAGGGCTACCCATTTTTTATAATTAGCCATTATTAACAATTTTGAGATTTTTGATGTTGATAGTGGTTTCTTGTTTCTCAAATTTCTCTTCCAACTGCATGAAAGATTCCTCCACAGATAAGTTTCTGGATTCATCATTATTGAAAGATACAGACTGGAGTTTTGGAGCCACGTATGGAAGGAACTTTGCCACCATCGCCAGACGTCCGGCAGGCTCTTGAATCTGCATGAGATCCGTGAAAAGAGAATAGTTCTTCTCATTGATACCATTGATGTAGCCAGTAAGGGCATCACGGAGGCTTTCACGGACACTTTTGGTAACCTTATTAGGTGTGCCAGCCTTACGTCCGCCAGTTTTCTTCCTCTTTGGCTTCGGCTCATTATTATTTTCTTGTTTTACTGCCATATTCTATTGATTTTTAATGTTCACTGATAGTTTTCGGGTGCAAATATAGGAAAAAATTACGAAACTTGGTGTTCAAGTTGCGGAACTTATCACAGATAGGTAAGAAAAACGCATTACTTTTGAACAGTTTAAACATTAAAATTCGAATTTTATGGGAATTATTGGAAGTATTGCTGGTGGACTGACCTCTGCTGTAGGTGGTGCTCTAGCAGCTAAAGCAAGAAACAAGGGATATAATGATTATATCAACATGTTTCAAGACCGTATGCAACAGGTGAAGGATCATCGTGACAACTTGTATTATCAGGATCCTACTCAGTCAGCGGAGAATCAGGTAGCCGTGACCAATGCCCAGAAGGTATTGGATAATGCTACAGCAACCGCAAAGAACACCAATATTGTTAGTGGTGGCTCTGATGAAGCGGTTGCGCTGAGTAAGCAGGCTGCCCAGGAGCAGGTGGGTAAGATTATGCAAGAGGCTGCTGTGCAAGGTGCTCAGACCAAAGAAAATGTGTGGAATACTGCTGATGAGCAGATAGACCAGATGACTAACTACATCGCCACTGCCAAGAAGGAGAAGGCTCTTTCTACTGCTCAGGGTATCACGGATGCAGCTGGTGGCTTGGCTGGAGCTGCAAGTAAATTGCCAATTTAAGGAAGGAGGTAATTATGGGATTTACACTAGATGATTTAACTTCTAAACGCCCGGCTACTGCCGTTACTCCTATTACTAATTTCCCTGATGATAATGCGGTGAAGCCGGAAAATGCAGTATCAGTTCAGACAACTGATACAGAACCGGGAAAGGGTACAGCCATAGATACGACCGGTATTACTGGAAATGGTGGCAAGGAATCTTTTGCCCAGCAGCCAACCGAGGAAGTTACCAAGGTGGAGCCTAACCAGGGTATCAAGATAGACTGGAGTAGACCTTATAGCGAGATAGAGCAGAACCCTCTATTGAGGCAGATGAAGCCTTATGACATTATGAGGGATTACCAGAAGAATGGTGATGGAAACTGGTCTGCCTTCATGCCTTGGCTTTCTTCACTTGGTGATGCCGATAAAACTGTGGCTGCAAATGCAGCTCTGCAGAAGAAGGCAGAGAATCAAGCCAAATGGGAACAATGGGGAAATCTTTTTATGCACTTGGGTAACTTCTTTGGTACAGTTCAAGGTGCTCCATCGCAAAAAATAGAATCTGCACAAGAACTTACTGATCGCCAACGCAAGATAAGAGAGGCTACTGAGGCTCTTCGTGCCAAGGGATATAACCAGATGATGGTGAATATCTATAAGGACCGTCAAGAAAAACAGGCACAGATGCAGGCAGAGGCTGCTGCAAAGGCAAACGAGGCACTGGCAGCTTATCGTGGTTCACAGAAGAATCAGACGGATGCTCTCACTCCTGTAAAGGTTCAGACGGAGAAGGAGAGAGGCAATGCTGCTGCTGCACAGGCTGCACTTAGTACATCGAAGAAAAATACAGAGGATGCTTTGAGAGGCAAGAAGGGAAAATTACTTGATGCTCAAACTAATAATGCCAATGCCGGAGCTGCTGATCATAATGCTAGCGTTAACGTGAAGGGAGCGCAAGTTAGGCATATCAATTCGCAAACAGAGGGACAGAATCAGAGGAATGCCAACCAGAAGGAGTCTGATGATTTCAACACCAGGTATGTGAACGACCCTGTTTTCAAGAAACATGTGAATGAATGGGCTAAAAACAATGGTATGGCTATCGGTGGTAATGATGGCAGAGGTGGCACTTGGGCGAATGAGAAAAATCGTCAGCAGGCTTCTAGATGGGCTAAGGCTAAGATGAAGTTAGACCGGACTCCTCCTTCTCGTAGAGGTAGGGGTGGCAGTAAAGTACCTCCTTCACGTAGAGGCGGCAGTAAGGTTCCACCATCAAGGAGAAGAAAGTAACTGATTATTAATCAAAAAAAATAAGATAAGGTATGTTTGACGAGCAAGACAGACAATATTTTTATAATGAGTTCAAGAACAATGGCTATGAAGTAGGTAGCTATGATGACTTCAAAAAGGACTTGAACAACGAGGAAGATCGTAACTGGTACTACAATGAGGCCAAGAACATGGGGTATGATGTGGGAACACAGGCTGACTTTGATAAGATGGTGCTGGAGCCAGCTCCATCTACTTCTGGTGGTGGTAAGCAGGTAGATGCTTCTGCTACGACTCAGAGTGTAGAGCAGAAGGCTTCTACTGAAACTAAGCCGCAGGTGGCTCAACCAGCAAAGAAGCAGGAAACAACAGACAAGGATCCTGGGCTTATAGCAAAAGTTTTGGATATGATTCCTACTGGTGCTCAGACGAGCAACGGAACATATCAGCCATCACCAGAGATTCCTCAGCCTGTTGTAAAAGGTGAGGAAATGCCTGTGAAGGAAGAAGCTTCTTCTTCATCATCAGCTAATGCGGTTTCTCCTGAATCTAAAGAGGCGGCTCCTGTTACGACTCCAACCGGTGTGGTGAATAATGAGGGGTTGATGGATGCTAAACTTGCCAACTATCTGGAAAACTGGAAGCAGAGACCGGATAAGCAGAGTACTTACTTTGAGAATTTGGTTGCCGACTTGTTGGCTGATGGTACTGCCAATAGCAATGAGGAGGCAGTGAGCATAGTGAAGTCTGCTCTGGGCAGATATGCCAACCGTTCGGCTATGGACGTTACTAACCAGGTAGTTTCTTCTTTGCCTGATGATACCGTACAGGATGCTGAGCAGAGTATCGAAGCGCAATGGTATAGCCATGGCGTGCAGGATAAGTTGAAGCAGGAGGCATATAACATGGGTATCAGCTATGATGACTATGTGGGACTGTTCTTAAAGCCAGCTATGGTACAGAGTTTGGTGAACAAATATGGTCCAAACTACCGCAATATAGCCGAGGGCATCGCAACACGCCTCTATTCTCACGATGAGAATGTACAGGACAGACTGATGAATCAGGACATCAATGATGCTCTTTCTAGTGTTATCAGTAAGTATGTGAATCCATCTGTAGTGGATGAGTACAACAAGGCTCAGGAGGCAGGCAGTAAGGCATTTACGGAGGGAATGGAAGGAAGCCAGTTTATTCCGGCTAATCTTCGTCTAGGTACAGCACTTGGTGCTCAGTATGAGGCAAACGAGGCCAAGGATCCTGCAAAGGTGCTTTCTAGTTTGCAGAAGAAGTTTGGCAGGCTCTACCGGAATCCGGAGTTCCTGAATGATATGAGCAATGCGGCATTTAAGGTGATGCAGCGATATGGCTTGAATGGCACTCAGAGTAGTGATCCTAAGCAGTTCAAGCCGATGATTAATTCTGTTCTTAAGAATGAACTCGACCAGCTAGAGATTAAGGGTATGATGCCTAAGGGTAGTGCTGAGTACATCATGAAGACTGGTCTTGGTAACACTATTGTGGGTAAGATTACTCGCAAGGCTGTTCAGACGGACTACCAGAACTGGCTGGAGGATATTGCCAATCAGCAGTATCAGCCTGGCTTCTGGGAGAACGTGGCTAGTGGTGCTCTGACCTTTGCAGGTGATGCCTGGAGTTATTGGCTGCCGGGAGCCGCAGGTGGCAAGTTGACTAAGAGCATGGTAGCCAAGGCAGAGGGTAAACTGGCAGGTGACCTCATGGCTAAGGGTATGGAGCGCAAGATGGCTGAGCGAGCTGCCAAGGTGCTTATCGGTAAAAGTAAGGCCGCGGCTTTGAAGAGTGGAGCCGCGCATGGTGCTGTTACCTTTGGTGGTCAGTCTGCAATCTCGAAGCCTATTGATGAGATTTATCGTACAGGTCAGTTCGATGAGAATGGCAAGATTTACAATCCTTCTGTGGGTAAGGTTATCGCTAATACTTTGGGCGAGGTGGCTAAACAGACTGCCGTAGGTGCTATCATGCAGGGTGGAACCATCGCTAATATGGTAGGTAAGGGTAGAGGCTTGGCTACCAATATTCTGGCAGATATTGGTGGTAAGGTTGCTGATTCGAGCATTATGACCGGGCAGCAGATACTGGAGCGCATGGCGCATGACCCTAACTTTAAGCCTACAGGCAAGGATGCTGCCGAGAGTTTCTTGGAGAGCATGGCGAACCTTACTGCTATCGGCTTGCCGGGCATGGTGGGCAAGTATGCTCGATTCAAGGACGCAAGGGAGTTTAACAAGAAGTTTGAGTTCACTGATCAGGATATTGCCGAGTTGAAGAGATTCGGCTATGATGGTCTTCGTGATGCTTTTGAGAAGATGGGCATCGGGGAGTATGCTGTGGTTGGTGAGAATGCTCAGCGACTTGATGGGCAGTTAACCCAGAAGTATATGGACCTGATGAACGACAAGAGCGTGCCGGAGGTGTTGAAGGCTAAGATGATGGCAGTTGTAGAAGGCAAACGACCTTCTTCTTTCTCGCCTATTGTAGATTCCATCATCGTGCAACCAATGGATAATGGTGGCAAGGTTTATCTCGAAACTTTGAACAAGGATGGCGGTGTTGTTGACAGAAAGGAGTATTCTTCTCTTGATGAGGCTCAGAAAGCAGATAAGAAACTGGAGTATGAGAAGACTCTTGGTTTGGCTTCTGTGTTGGAAGGTGAGTTCCATAATGAGTTTACCCAGGAGCATCTTGATGGCTTATACAACAAGGCAGCGCAGAAATATAATATGGGTGAGAAATTGACGGATGAGGATAAGGCAGCGGTTTACCTTCATCAGAATGCTGGTACCATCAAGGAGATCATGGATAAGCAGCAGAAGGGTATTATCCTTACTGACGAGGAGCAGAAGCAGGTTAACGTATACCGTCATTATTATGACAGTGCTCTGGAGAATAGTTCTGTGATGAGGGAGTTTGTCAACACGTTTGAGGATTCCCATGGCGTGGCGCGCGGTACACTTCGTAAGGCTTTGGAGTCGAAAGATAAGAAATATGCGCCTTTGGTTGAGTCTTATCTTAAGGAGCTTTACAATTCCATTGAACTGAAACGTGAAATGAAGCAGATAGAGGATGATAAAAAACGTATAGAGCAGGGCGATGTTGATGGCGCAAAAACAGCTACTCCTGTTGAGGGACCTGCTTCTGTTGAGGGTTCTGCTAGTGGTCAGGAGCCTCCAGTTTCAGAGGGACCTGCTCCATATCAAGACCGTACCAACTCCGTACCAACTCCGAGTGATGCAGAAGTTGCTGCAAACCCTGCAAACTCTGCTGCTGAGGGTGCAGGAAATGAGCCTAAGGTTGCAAGCTCTGATGCTTTTGTTATGGGACAGAATGCCTATAAGAATGGGGATTCTGAGGCTTTGCAGGCGATTGACTATAATAGCGATTTGGCAACAGGACGTTTGAAGCGAGCGTTTGCTGATAACGAGAAGATGCCTGATATTGTAGCCAATGCCTATAATGAAGGTAGAGATATGGAGCAGTTTGTGGCTCAGCGTGCCAGTCTGACCCCAGCACAGAAAGAGGCAATCAGTAAGTATGTGGAGGCTATGGATGCCAAGAAGGGTGCTATTGATGCTCTGCAGCATGCTGATGATGGTTATGGTGATGCCCTGAAGGAGCAACTGTGGCCATACCAGACGGAAGACGGAAACATCGTGCCAGCTACTCTGGATAGCGGAAAACAGGTCTTTCTGAAGAAGGCTAACGAATATGGTGGAGCCTTTGTTGTCGTTCCTGATGAGCAGGGACAGCCTATGATTAAGCAGGTATCTAATGCCGAGATTAAAGAGGTGGGCACTCCTGTTTCTCTTGATGAATACATTGAGAGTTCTTTGGCTCAGCAGAAGGAAGCGAGAGCGCAGCAGTTTATCAGCCAGTTTGATGGCAGCGGCTTGAAGCCGAATGATCAGGTAACAGTTGCCATGGAGGAGGGCGATGCTAATATCAACATGACCTTTGCTGGATATAGCAAGGACGGAAAGATTGTACTTACTGATGGCAAAGATTATCTTCCCCTATCTAAAGAAGAGTTTGCAGCATGGCGCAAGAATGCGCTCGACAATACCATTAATCAACATTTGGATGCCGAGGATGCTAAACGCGAGCAGGAAGCAGCTTCTCAGGCTGATGCTGATAAGAAACAGCGTTATGCCAATGGCATCGTGGGACTGAGCGAGGGCCAGCCGGACTATTCTTCTAATGATACAGATCCAAATGTGGCGGCTGAGTATCTGCAGGAGCAGTTTGGGGAAGACCATGGCAAACTTTTGAATCTGGTTAATGGCAGCCGTGATGACATCAAAACGCAACTTGCCAACAAGAGAAAGGCTGCTATTGAATATCAGAACTGGCTTGATACCAATGCCGATCTTGACCCGGAAAAAGCTAAGAAGGTGGAGGATGAGTTGAGTCTGGTTAATGAGCAGATTGCTGATCTTGATGCTCGTTTCAAGAACTGGAATACTATCCGCAACAGTGTGATGACTCCTGATGAGGTGAAAGCTATGAAGGAGGAGCGCAAGGCTGAGGTAGAGAAGGCTGGTGTTGATGAATCAGCCATCGTGCCATCTGATGATTTCCATGTGCTCGTACTTGAAGATGAAGAATTGAAGAAGCAATATCCAACTATGGATAAGGCTACCGACTATATTACCTCTCAGCGCAAAGACATCTATCATACCCAGGAGGATGTGGAGCGCAAGATAAATGGTGTGAATGATATGCTGGATCAGTATATCAATGGCGAAACAGAGTTGGACCCTACACAACTCATGGAATTGAATACTACAAAGGCTCAACTGGAGGCCCTGCAGACTAATTTGTCGGTTGCAGCAAAGGGTTTGAAGGCACAAGCTAATAAACTCAGCAAGCTTTATAAAACAGAAGTTAGCCAGAAGGAAATGGAGGAACTGGGTATGACTCCTTCTGAGCAGCGTAAGGCATTGGTGACTGATGCGCTGAAGAAGAACGATATGAAAGCTATCCATGAAATATATAAGGATGCTTCCGTTGATGTGATGGACTTAACTCCTCAGACTCTCGAAGAGGCTGTATCAGAGTCTTTGCTTCCTCATAGCTTGAATCCAGAATCTCTTCAATATGAGTTGGGCAAGAGCAATTTTAAGTTTGGTATTGGCAAGGGGTATGATTCTAATAAGTTCAATTATCTTATTGCAAAGAAAGGAACCGGTATGTCGGTTAACGAATTTGCTGTGAGAGTATATAATGACCTTCCTGTAAACTTGCAGGATATGGGATATACCGATCAAGATGTTCGTAATGCCCTTCTTGATATGTTCAAGTCTTATGACAGCGTGAAGGAAATGAGAAATGTGGCTCTAATGAACCGCATAGCTGCTGCAGAAGATGAACTTTCAAGCGAGGAAGAGTATTACGAAGCACAGAAAGAGCGAGAAATTATCGAAAGACAGGCAGAAATTGAGAAATATAAATCGTATATTCACGAAAAAGAGTTATCTTTGCCGTCTGAAAGCGAACTTGATCACATCAATGGACTTGAATTTGACCGTATGATGGAGATTGAGGATCGTGATCGAGAGTACAAACAATATGTTAAATCAATTTTACCAGAATTAGCTGATTATGATGACAGAAGCAATGAAGAAGGATATGGAGGAGGCAGTAGCCTGGGTAGCGACTCTTCACGGAGAGGAGTTGATGAAGGAAATAGCCAAGGCGAAGAAGTTGGTAGCGGAGAAGCATCTTCTGAGTCCGAGATTGGAGAAGGCTCTGATAGCGGACGCAAAGGGAGACAAGAGACTGGCAGCATGGAACCTGGCGAAGGCTCAGCTGTTCGAGGCTCACATCTACCGCAAGAAGCATCCTTCGGAGAACGTTTAAAGAGTGCCATTTCCGAGACTGAGACCGAACCAACAGAGGCTCAGAAGAAGGCTGGCAATTACAAAAAGGGTCATTTGTCCTTTGGTGGCTACGATTATACCGTAGAAACACCAAAGGGCGTGACTCGAAGCGGTAAGGACGAGCAGGGCAAGCCTTGGAGCGTGACCATGCACGATACTTATGGCTATATTTTTGGTAAAATTGGCGTTGATGGTGACCATATTGATATGTTCATCAATGATGCTGCAGACCTTGATACTTTTGATGGTAACGTTTATGTTGTTGACCAGGTGAACCCAGAGACTGGTGAGTTTGACGAGCATAAGGTGATGTATGGCTATCCTTCTGAGGAGGCTGCTACAGAGGCTTATCTCAGTAACTACTCTAAAGGCTGGAAGGGACTTGGTAAGGTTACTTCTGTGCCTAAGGCTACCTTTGATAAGTGGCTGGAGTCTTCTGACCGCAAGACTAAGCCTTTTGCGGAGTATGCTATGGTACAGAAGGAACAGGCGAAATTTGACCGCGATGTGAAGGAGGTGAAGCCGGAGAATCTGACTGAGGCGCAGAAGGTGGCTTATGATGCTGTATCTACTATGCTTAAGAAGGCTGGCATCCCGGTGAAGGTTGTTAGTAATGAGGATATGGAGAAGGTGGCTGAGGCGCAGGATAACATGGCAGTAGAAATGCTTTTGAATGATCCTCGTCTTCGCTTCTATATCAAGACTCCTGAGCAGAAGGAGGCGGCCAAGGCTGCTTATGACTGGGCTGCAGGGAACAGACCGGACAAATTTAAGCAGTATGCCATCGTTAATATGGATAATCCGAACCAACCTCCTCAGTACTTTGAGAAGAAGAACTTAGCAGAGAAGTGGCGCAAGTACTATACCAATGCCTGGAAGATAGGAAACTACAAGGCATTTAATCTCAATAAGCCATTTGAGGAACAGATCAAGGACGTAAAGGGTGATGTTCCTAATGAGTTTGACCCTTATAAGGCAGAATCTCTGCTCAATAAGAGAATCGAGTTAGAGAAGCAGATTAAAGAAACCGAGGATTCCTATAATGCCAAGAAGAAAGAGCGCGCAGAGTATCAAAATCAGTTAATGCAGGACTATATGGATCAGCATGGCTTATCTTCTGAGAACGATATTCCAGATGATGTTTGGACTGACTACAGGGATAAATCCTTTGAAAAGTATCAAGATACACTTGATGACTTGTTCCATAAGTATGTTGAGTTAGATAATCAGTTGAAGGCTGTTGCTGAGCCGGGAGTAAGATTCTTGCGTACTTACCATGGTACTGGTGCTAGCTTTGACAAGTTCGATTTGTCTCATGCCTTGCAAGGTGAAGGTAGTGAGACCTTTGGCCATGGTGTGTATGTTACAAACTCTAGAAAGATTGGAGAAGACTACGCAAGTCGTGCAAAGAATAGAAAAGCGAATAATGCTATTTTTTATCCGAATATGGGTTCTCCTATTGCTGATAACTGGTATGCGTACTTTGTAAAGACAGCAAATAGTGAGTCTCTTGAAGATGCTAAGGGGTTCGTTTTGAAAGAACTTGATGTAGACATTAAAAGTGATGAAGACAGACTGAACCAAAGTAGTATTTCAGAAGAAAAACGTGCTCATATTGAGGCAAACTTAAAGGAAGAAAAGCGTATTCGTGAAATCATTTCCAACACCAAAAAGGAAGATTTGCCTAATATTTCCAGTGCCAACCTCTATGACGTGGATATTCCTGATGATAATGGTGAAAACTACCTTGGATGGAATGATTCTCAAAACTTCCCATTGGAAAAATGGTACAGACTATGGGAAATAACCCATCATGGCTTCAATGAAAACGAGTATTTCAAAGATGGTGGAGCGAATTATGATAAAGATAGGATTGAGCGTATCATCCAAATGAAGCTTGATTCTCCTGAGAATGGCATGCAGAAACTTCCTACATTGAAAGGTGAAGAACTTTATCATGCTTTGGAAGACTTCTTTGACCGTGAAAGACCTTCGTATGGTGCAGAATTAGCATCAAGGGCTTTGGGTGAAATAGGTTTTGTCGGCATCAAGTACCCTGCTGGAATGATTCATGGCGGTGCCAAGGAAGGTGATTATAACTATGTGGTCTTTGACGAGAACAATGCCAATATCGTGGGTAATACCAAGTTTGCACAGGGTAAGGGTGTGGTTTATGGCTACACTGATGGCAAGGAGATTGTGCTGAACCAGGAGCATCTGAATCCCAATACTCCTATCCATGAGTATCAACATCTTTGGCGTACTGCTGCCAAAAACATGAATCCGGAACTTATAGAGCATGGTGATAAACTCATCATGAAGACCCAGCTATATGCCGATTTGAAGCAGGATCCTAACTATAATCATCTGACAGATGAGCAGATTTGCGATGAGGCTTTTGCTCGTTTGACCGGTGAGGACGGAGCTGCCATCCTGGAACAGATGGCTAAGGATGCTATCAAGGAGAATCCGCTTGATACAGCCAAGGAACTGAGCGTTATCAATAAGTTGAAGGAGTGGCTGAAGAAGTTCTGGTATTGGACTCTTGATACATTTACAAAGTGGAAGCCTGAGGACATTGTGAAAATGACCTTGGAGGATATTCGTAATCTTGTGTTGAGAGACTTGGCGAATGGGGTGGACCCTCGTATTAAACTTCATGAGGCAGAGAATGTTGATGACATCAAGTTTATGGGTTCTACTACCAAGAAACGTATGAAGGACATTTCTACACAACTAGAAGGTAGAGAACTTGATGAAGCTCAACAGGCAGTTGCTGATGTTTATTCTGGGAAAAAGGATAATGTATCATTAACCGTGGAGCGTGAAGATGGAAGCAATAAAATCATCATGCGCCAAGGAAATGATAATCATGCAGGAACAAAGCATAGCGTATTCCGTCATTATGGTGTAAAAGCTAATTCTTTAAATGTTGATGATTTGTTGCTGATTCCTACAGTATTAAAAGAAGGTGAACGCAAAGTAAGCGATAATGGCAGAGTTGCCTATGTTTATGTAGATCCAACTTCACAAGTAAAATATACTGTAGTAACAGAACCAAAGAATAACAAGGAATATTTTAATGATTTCTATTCAAATAAAAAAGCAAATCCATCAGAGACGTCTAGGGTAGTTGAAAACTCCACAAACACTCCCGAAGGAGCACATAACAATGATGGAAATGCTTTTATGCGTGCAAAGGTAGATAATAATTCTGAAACCACCAAGGGAAATGATGGAAATTTATCTGTGGAGGATAAAATTAAGGCTGTTTCTCAGCAATTTGGGGTTGATGAGGCTGATGTGGCGATGTACGCCAATGCTATTAAGAAGGGTTCTACATCTGAGGCTGCACGTGCCAGAGCCAATATCAAACGCCATCTGTTGCAGGCAAATGAAGATAAGATTTCCTCTTTCAAGGACCTTCTTAAGTACACCGTGCCTGTAAATAATGCCTTGAAGGAGAACTTTGGCGACCTTGATGCTATGATCGAGGAACGCGTGAAGCAGGTGGAGGCGCAGCGTAACGCCATGGAAGCTGCAAGAAAGAGAGCTGAGGAAGAGGAAGCCAAGCGACAAAAGCACTTGGAGGAACTTTCTCTGATTCCTGATGATCAGCTTGACAAGCAGTATATGGATGCTCTTGCCAAGGGTGATGATGCTACTGCCAGGGAAATGCTTGATGAGGCTGCCAGACGCAAGGGGTATGATGATACCGAAAGCGCATATCAGGGTGTAGGTGCCTGGGCTGCTCCGGGAAACCCTGGATATGAAAGCGACAAGGCGAGACGTGACGATTGGGAATCCAGCGGCTCGGATGTGAACCTGGAGGATATGGCTATGGGTTATACTCCTCAGCCGGATGATTACTTCTCTCACCCTGAGCGTTATTCGCAGAACACTCCTCATGGATTGGAATCTGTGAAAGCCATCAATACGGCTATTGATGCCATTAAGAATGGCGAGAAGGATGTTAAGGTAAAGGTTTATCGTGCTGTTCCGACTTCTGTGAAAGAAGGAAAGTTGCGTAATGGTGACTGGGTTACTCCTTCTAAGAAATATGCCGAAATGCACGGAACGAACCGATTGGATGGCAAATATCGTATCATTGAAGACGAAGTTCCGGCTACTCAACTGTGGTGGGATGGTAATGACGCAAACGAGTTTGGCTTTGATGATGGCAAGGCGTATAAATACAAGAATGCCAAGAACAACAGAAAGTTGAACGACCTTGTTACCTATGATGATAATGGTGACGTTATTCCTCCTTCTAAGCGTTTCAATTCTCGCAAGCAGGATGTTCGCTTCCATCGAGTGACTGAGCCGGAGGAACTGGAGAGGCTGAATAAGGAGAAGACTTTCAGAATGTATAGCGGAATGCAGGAGGTGGATGGCAAACTCTATTCACCTATGGCTGCCATTCTTGACGGAAAGCGTACTGATGCTACCGAGATTGGTGCCTGGATGGGGGCTGATGAAAGACCGGATCTTGTGAAGAACGGAAAATTCCAACTTGTAAAGACCGATAAGAACCCTGGGGCAGGAGAAGGTCCTGTGCCAGCTGCTTACAATCCTTACATGCACACTTCAACTTCGGTGATGAACGACCAATTCTCTGGTGCTTACGCTAGAGGTAACATAAAGGTTGTAGAATGGGAGATTCCTGAGAGCGAGAAGACGAGCGGTTATCATGCCGTGGGCGCAAAGGACTCTGTAGGCTTGGTGCCTTGGACTTCTGGAACAGTGAACAGTCTTCTGCCAAAGGACAGACAGAGAAGCGTGATGCTATCTCGTTGGAGAAAGGCAGTGAGAATCGTGCCTGATGAGGAGGTGGCTGAGAAAATCGCTGCTCAACTGAGCGGTACAGGCTTGGCTATTCCTTGGAATGTAGTTACCCCTAACCAGTTGAGAGAACTTGCCAAACTTGGTGTACCTATTACGACCGTGGAGCAAGGCAGACAGAACCCAGAGGTTAAGGAGAAGTTCCTGAAGCAAATGGCAGATTTGAAGAAGGAGTTTCCGCAGGCTCAGTTTGTGGACGTGAAAATGACCAAGGACGCTTTCAAGGAATGGGGCGGTAAGGGTATCGTGAAATCTCCTATCATGGAGCAGAAATTGAAGAAGCACCCTGATTCTCTGATGAAGGCTGGTACCTACTTTAGCGGTGGTGGACTGGTAGAGGAAGGTTTGAAGGGTATCATCGACCCAGTTGTGGCCGTGGAATATGACCGGAAGATAAGCGGTGTATATCGCAATAACTTCGGACAACATATTGTTACGGCTGACGTGAGAGACGTGGACCCGAAGGAACTGGTGAAGCATATTGATGGCGAGGTGGAGTATTTCCATGCTTCGCCTGTATGCAAGAACTATTCGCAGGCCAAAAGTAATAGTGGAGAGGTGGAACTCGACAAGGAGACTGCCAAGAGCACTGCCGACTTCATTGATGCCGTGAAACCGCGAGTGGTGACTATCGAGAACGTGAAGGGTTACAAGGACTCTGAGGCGATGAAGATTATCACCCAGGCACTGGATAAGAACGGCTACAAATGGGATGTAGACGTGTATAATGCCGCAGATTTTGGAGGCTATACCAGCAGGGAGCGACTAATTGTCAGAGCCGTGAAGGATGGAGAACTGCCTGAAAAGCCTAAGAAGCAACCACGCAAGGGTGGATGGCTAGAGGCTGTGGAGGATATTCTTCCTACCCTGACGGTGAAGGAAAGCGGTGTGGCTCCATGGATGGATGCAAGATTGAAGGCTGACGGTATTGACTGGCAGAAGGTGGAGAAGCCTCTTTATGTTATGGGTAGTGCTTATGCCGATGGCAAGATTCCTCATGCCTATGGGGATGAGATTCTGCCTACGCTGAGAACCAAGAGTGGTGATGTGATCATCATGCCGGGTGGAAAGGTATTGCGTGCAGATGGCAGGGTATTGGCTAGAATTACCGGACTGGGCGATGACTATAAATTGCCTAAGACGGAATCTTTGGCCCACACCATCATTGGTAATGGTATTCCGGTGCAGTTGACACAGGGCGTGATTGCTCCTCTGCTGAATAAGGATGACTTGTCGGGCAGAAATGTATTGGCACGACTTGGCAGCTCTATCTTCAAGAACAACTGGGATGCAGACAAGCAGAAACAAGTGAGCGACCGGGTAGTGAACACTGCCAACAAACTGGGTGGTGCTGAGGCTACTGTTTACACTTCTGTGGATGAGGTTCCAGATGCTTATCTGAGTGATGTGAAGAATGGGGCTACCGGATGGTATGACCCTACTACGCATACCGTTCATGTTTATCTGCCTAACTGTGCTGATGCCAACGAGGCTGAGAGAACGGTGCTCCATGAGAAGATAGGCCATGAGGGTATGGAAGTACTTCTTGGTGGCGAAGATGGCGTGAGAAAGTTCGCTAATTTCGTTTATAATTCTGTCGCAGCAAGCACTCGCGGTAAGATTTTGGATATTGCCAACAAGTATGATCCGGACTGGAAGAGCCCTGACCGCATGAATGTGGGAACGCAGGAGTATATCGCTCATTTGGCTGAGGAGGGTCCTAAGACTGCTGAGGACTTTTCTCTTTGGACCAAGATTAAGCATTATCTTATCAAGTTGCTGAAGAAGCTGGGTGTTCGTGTGCCGGGACTTCTCAATGACAAGGATTTGAGATACTACCTGATGACGGCTGGCAAGGCTCTTCACGTTTGGGACCAAATGCCAAGGGAGAAGCAGGAAGCCATGATGAAGCAGGCTAGCAATGCTGAAATCAAGGATGCGCTATCTGATGGTGCAGGTAAGGGTAAACCACGCCAGAAGAAGGGCGAAAGCACTATTCAGTACATGAAACGTGTACAGGAGTGGCGCAAATGGCAGAATGCACGCGAGGATAAAGAGAACCCAGAGCCTCCAATGTTCTACGACATTGATAAGGATGAAGCAGGCAAAAAGGAATGGGCACAGCTCAATAAAGACTGGCGTGAACGCCACCACCTTGTTGGCAAGGAACCTACTGGTATGCCTATCCGAATGGAAAATGAAGAGGATGATGCCTACATGAATCGTATTCATGAATATGAGAAATGGCAGGCAGCCATGAAGGACCAGGAAGACCCTTTGCCAGATATGTTTGCCTTCGAAAAGAAGAAGCAGGAGGAAGTGAAACGCAAGTATGAGGACTGGCTGGCCAAACATGATCTGCTGGAGCAGCAGCAAGCCGATCTGGACTTGTATGAGGGTAAGATTTACCCAGCAGAGACCAATCCAAAGGCTGATGCACTGGAACAGCAAGTGATGCAGGATTTGGCAGAAGTGACCAGTACTGACGTGAGCAAGGAAGGTGCAGCAAAGACCGTGAAGCATGCCGTTATCCATCGTAGAAAGAATATGGAGGAGGCTAGTGCTGATGATGCTATCTATATCAATGATGTGAAGAACAGAATAGAGAAGATGGCTGATAGCGGTGTTTTTGACAAGTTGCTTTCTGATTACAAGGGAAAGAAAAACAGGGCAGAAAAACTTGCCGAGACTATACCTTATATAATAGAGGCTCCTAGACGTTTGCGTGACATGGCTCAGAACTTAAATGCCACTGGTGTTTTTGATAAGGGACATATCCATATTCAGCCAGCTGATGTTGAGGCTATCCAGCCATACGTGACAGACTTGATTACCGAGACAGCAAAAAAGCATACAGAGATTAAAAAAGGCAAGGAGATAGAGGTATACGATGATCCTAAGGCTGTGAGCGAGGTGGCAAGCAAAATGGCTCAGGCAATTAATGCCAATCACCAGGGCGAGGAAGGTTTTGTACCATGTGATGGAACGGACATCCTCAGTAAACATGTTTTGAAACTCGTAAAAGAGAGGGTAGTGCCTGGACGTATCAATTATAAGGAACTTTCTCCTGAAATGCAGGTTGCCATTGATTCCATCCGTGATTGGTATAACTATACCTACGACTGGTTGATGGATAATCATACTTTGAAAGCTGGCACTGGTTATAATGTTGACTACGTAAATCATATTTGGGATAAAGAGAAATCTGATCCTGAGGCGTATGCTACCTTTGTGGAGAATAGGCAGCGCACGAAGAGCCCTAATGAGAAGAAGCGAACCATCAGCACTTTGATGGAAGGTGTTTATGCCGGACTTGTGCCAAAAACTACTGACATTACGAAGATGATGGCATATTACAGCAGAAGTAATATTGAGGCATGGGCGAACAAGACCATGTTACAGGAGTTGACCGGACTGAACGTAATTGAGAGGAATGAAAAAGGAGAGGTGATTTCAACTGATCCACTACTTTCTTCTTCTGCTCCATTCAATTTGGAGCAATATAAGTACTTCGAGATTCCGGGCGTAGGCCCTGTATGGGTATATAATGTATCTCCAAAGCAAGTGAAGGTGAAGAATCCTATCACTGACAACGAAAAGGTGATCTATAGTGAGGCTAGTGCCGGTGACAGATTTGGAGTTGTGTTTGATACCTATCAGTCTTCCCCATTCTGGAAAACGTTTGATACGCTTGCTTCTAGTGCCAAGAAACTGGAATTGGGCTTTAGCGGTTTCCATGCCGGAGCCTTGACGGAGGTTTATATGGTACAGAATATGGTGGAGTTTGGTCCTAAGAAGGCCATGGCCAACTTTATGAAGTATATCTTTGTAGATACAGCCAAGAACCATGAGCTGCCTTGCTTTGCCAATCCTGAGGATTTCCAAGAGGCTACTAGCCATCTGGTGAAGTTCGGAGCGACCAACGACTATGCTGCAGCGGATGTGCAGAACATGTTCGACAATATGCGCGATGCGATGATGAAGGTGCAGGAGAAGTTGAAGGACGGAAATAAAATTTCCAGAACGGTGGCTAAGGCTTCTATGGCATTGAAGGTGGTGACGCAGTTGCTTTCGCTCATCAACAAGGGTATGGATAGAGCCTTGTGGGATTTCCTACATGATGGACTGAAACTTGCTACCTATCGTATGAGGGCAGACAAGACCAAAGAGCGTGCCAAGAAGAAGGGTTGGACTGAGGAGGAACTGAGCCGGGCTTTGGACGAGGACGGACAGTTTGTAAACGATATGTTTGGCGGTCAGCACTGGGATGTGTTGGGAGCCAGCCATCGTACCTTGCGCTATGCCGGACGAGTTCTTCTTTCTCCAGACTGGAATGCTTCTACTACACGTCATTTTCTGGCATTAACCGGATTTGGTTCTATCTGGAATGAGGCAACCTTTGAGAACTTCAAACAGTATTACAAGAGGCTCAAACATAAGGAACTTACACCGGAGGATGAAGGCAGAAGAAGCAGACAGATTTCGGCTTTGCTCTGTTATGGTATCGGATTCATGGTATTTTATGAGGGTATTGCCAATGGCATCAATGCTGCTTTCCGTGCCCTGGACGAGGAGAAGGAGCGCAAGAAGGCAGAGGAGATCCGGAAGACCAACCCAAGCTATAAGAGTATGTATGAACTGGCTTATGGTGATGAGGGTATGAAATGGTATGACTATCTGATGAGAGGCAACAGCCTTGGCCAGCAGAGCAAGATCTTCTTAGGCAGATATGAAGATGGTACAGAAATGTATGTGAGACATGGTAAGCAGTTCCGTGAGGTTCCGGAATACCTATTCAACCATAAGGGAGAACTAGAGTTCCCTGGTCCAATGGTTCAGAGAATGATAGGTAAGGCTAACCCTATGGTGAGAATGACCTTGGATGATATAAACTATCTGAGCGATTTCCAAGCCAGCCATGCGGATCAAGAGATTCAGCGCAAGTATGGCAAGGCCATCGGACTGCTTTACAAGGATGCTTTGTACTGGGCACCTTTCCTGATTCCGAGCCAGGAGAACAAGGAGTTCAAGGCCGTTGATTTCTTCTTCCCTTCTTCTAAGGGGTTCTCTCCATGGAAGGCTCAGAGTTACTTCAAGGACTTTATCCTTAGCGGTGACATGGAAGGCGTGGTGATGACCTATCAGAGCTGTCAGCGCAATGGTATTGATTCTGAGGCTCAGATTAAGGCTGCCATCGGTTCGGTGAAGGCACTGGAGAGTGCAGAAATGAGCGATGGAGTGACTTCCTTACAGGAGGCTAGTAAACGCTTTGATGCTGCCAAGAGTATCACGGAAAAGAAGAAGATGCGCCAGAAGATGAAGAAATTCCTCTCGCAGAGTGATTACAAGGCTTTCACCCAGAAGGAGGCTCTGGACATGGTGCAGGGTTATCTGAACGGTGATGAAGACTTGAAGGAAATGGAGAAGGCTGAAAGCAAGTACCTGATGAAGGCTAAGGCAGAGGACGTGACGGAGGACTGGAGAATACAGAACGTCTGGAACGGAACCATTGAGACTTATCAGGAGTATCAGCGTTTGAAGGACGTTGATAAGGCGAAGGCAAATGCCTTTAAGAACAGCAAGACCAACAAGCGACTGTTTGCGGCTAGAAAGGCTATCTCTGCTGCCAAAAAGAAGATGAACAAAGCCAAGAAGCAAATGGATGGTACGAACGATGCTGCCAAACTGGTAGAGATTCGGAATACCAGAAAGGAGCTGCTAAAAACGTTGAACGGAATGGAGTAGCCTTCGGGCTACTTCATTCTAGGAAATGTTCTATATTTCCGAAAATAGGCTTTGGTCAATTCAATTTTATGTTCGATATTTCTACAAACAGAAAAAGGGACTTGCTTCACAGCGAGTCCCTTTTTGATAGTTATAAAAATCTAATTCCAAATAAATTTAAAATAGTTATGATTAATGAATCATTTGTGTGTTTAAAGTTGAAGATGTTGGAGCGATGTTATCCGAGAGAAGGACCAGATGCATTCTCTGGTTCCTTTTTCTTTGGTGATGCCCAGCGTATGTAATCAGCCATGCTGTCATCCATGCGCTGCTGCTCACTCTTCGGATTCTCTTTCTTTTTTTCGCCCCAGAGCCGTTGGACGATGCTATCCAAACACCAGGACCAATCGCCATCGAGCGTGACGAACTTGGATCTAGGAACAACGGTAACTGTAGAATCATTCTTCTTCTCGCCCTTTTCATCTTTACCTTCTGGTGATTCACCCTTTGCGGTGATAGAGGTAAAAGGAACATTATTTTCCTGAAGGAACTTTTCTACATCATCTTTTTTGCTATCGCAGAGTTTGATGTGGATAGCAACCTTGTGTTTATCTAAGGAGGTAAGGGCTTCTTTTGCCTTTCCTACCAGAGACAAGTTGCCTTTATCATCTTTAGTAATGACGCAGGCTTCATGTACATTGATTGATTTACCCATGATTTAAAACGTTTTAAATTGAAATGCGGAACAAAAATAAGGAGAAAATATGAAAAAGTAATGTTAAGTTGCGCAACTTATCACTAATAAGCGAGAAAAATGCGGTATTTTTGGCGAAAAATTAAGAATTATGGTTGACAATCATGTAATAAATGACATATCGAACTATGCTGAGCCGGGACCAGACTCACTTGAAGGAGTGAGCCGGGAGCGGTTTACGCAGAGCCAAAGCAATCTTCTGTTGCTGCAATGGGCTTGCCAATACTTCTATGATGGTGCAGAACTGAGAAAGAAGTGGAAGCGAGCGCAGGATTTCGTGATGGGAAGACAGTTGGAAGAGCTGATAGAATGGAACGGAAGAAAGATTACCATCCGGCAGTATATGGAACTGAAAGGTATGCCAATACTGGAATACGATGTAATCGGAGACAAACTTCTTTCGCTCGTTGGTCTTGTGCGCCAGCAGCGCAGTACTGCTACATGTAGTGCCGTGGATCCAAACGAGGAAGACTATATCAGTTTCTTCAATGAATATCTTCGTCAGAACGACAACTTGAACGACAGGCAAGAGTTAGATGCGAGAATGTTCTATGCCTTCTGTGTCTTCGCCTTTGTGGGCATGAAAACCTATTATGGAAGAAGGGATGGCAAGAATGGCATCTTTGACTATTCTGTGGACATCTTCAAGCTAGCTTTACCACCTTTCTTTAAGTATGACCTGAGCGATGTGGAATTTATTGCTGAGGCTCATGATCTGACTTGGCGAGAGATTTTAGCTACTTTTACTAACGGAAGTAAGGAAGAGGCTAATAAACTCAGCGAGATCTATCTACAAACACAGCATCATTTTGCGCCAGAACAGACCTATCATCCGACAGGTGAAGCGCAGTATGCCGGCATAGATGATTTCACTCATTCTTCGGTAGTAGGTAAGTATCGTGTTTTGGAGATCTGGACAAAAGAAACCAGACCTGCCATCTGGGTGCATGACTGGGAGAGTGGAGATTGCGGCTATGCTTCTCCTGACCAGCGAGCCTTCTATGAGGAAAAGAAGCGCAAGATAGAGGAATCCAACATCATGAAAGATGAGAATGGCCTACCTGTGCTCGATGAGAATGGTGATCCTATCTACTATGTAGACCCTTCTGAACTTAAGACCATCGAGATTAAGGATGAGGCTGAGACCTACTGGTTCAGAAGATACCTTACCCCGAATGGCTATCTACTGGATGCCAGAGAATCACCATACTATGTGCTCAGGGACGGATTCAGAACCTCTATCCATCCATACACCTTCGTTGCCTATCCATGCTTGAATGGCGAGGTAAGAAGTTTTACGATGCGAGCCGAAAACAATCAGCGCACCTTGAATCATTACATGATGATGATCAACTTCATTGTAGCGAATGGTGCCAAGGGAACGATGCTTGTTGACGAGAACGCTCTGAGCGAGAAACAGAGCATCGATGAAATGCAGGTGAACTATACCAAAACAGATAGTATTATCTTGTGGAACTCGAAGAATGGAGGTAAACCACCTCAGACTTTGGTCAACAAGAGTATTCCGGCAGGTGTTGACTTTATGGTGAACTTTGCCAAGACGATGGCAAGCGAGGGGAGTGGTGTACAGGGTGCTCTTCAAGGACAGCACCGTAATACCAGCGGTAAGCAATACCAGTTGGAAAGAGAATCATCATCTACCACAATACAGGACTTTGTTGAGAGTTTCAACAACTTTAAGGTACGTGTGGCCAAGAAGAAACTTTACCTGATACAGGAATTTTGTACCGATGCGGACAGCGTAAAACTGACTGGTGATGAATTTGAAATTCACTTCAATTCAGAGACCATGAGAGATATGGATCTAGATGTTTCTATCGACTTGGACGCATACAGTCCACTTATCAGAGCTGCCAACAACGATATGGCTTGGCAGATGATGGTGAGCGGCAAGATGGATCCTTATACCATGCTTACGGTTGCTAATTTCCCTGGTACAGGAAGAATGAGAAAATACTTCAAGGAACAACTGGAAAAGCTAGAAGCTCTTCAGGCACAGCAAGCAGCCAATGGACAGATGCCTACAGATGGAGGGCAACAACAGGCAACAGCACCTGACACGCATCTAAAGGCCAGTGATGGAGCAAATGATTTGGCAGCTCTTCCTTCGGCAGCTATGTAGAAAAGAAGTTCTTAGTTAATTCATAATATTGAACGAAATGTTGTTCAGTTCTTAGATTAGATTATTTTATAGGGTTTTTAGTTTTTAAGGTTATTTGATTGTGAAGAGGAAGCCGTGATGGTCTCCTCTTCTTTTTGTTTAGTCAATACCATGTTTCTTCTTGTATATGCGTAACTTAAACATTAGTGTAGAAACTCGGTACATGTAGTATTCTTGCCATTTTTTCAACTTCTTGGCCCTAACCTTGTTGTCGGCATCGCAGCCGATGGCTCCCCACTTGGAAGGAGTATAGTAGTAGGATGCGGCTTTGATGTCTTCTACATTTTTGAAATAGCGAGTAGCTTTCCACTTGCCCATTTGGACTAATTTTCGATAGGCGAGCATATTCTTTCTGTTAGGATCGTAGGTCATGATTGCAAAATCTTTATGCGACTGGTCGTAGAGCATGTAGAATCTTGGCGCACCACATTCTTTATACTTGGCAATGGTTGCCTTGACTCCTTTTTGCCACATGCGTGTGGCACGGAAGAGTTCGATACGAGTGACAATAGGCTGGTAGATGGCTATGAGCATCTTACGCAGCAGGTTTGAATAACTTTGTTTCATTTTTCTTTTTACTTTTAATTATTAACTTATATGGACAGGCGATAGAATCGCCTGGAACGGTGACTATACAGGGGCGTATCATGCTGCTGGCTAGATAGAGGCTAGTTGCCACCACCTATGCCAGACAACTCAGCTACTACTGGAGGGCGGTTGCGGAGACGTTCACGTTCTATCTCTGCCTTTGAACGGAATGGAACGATTTCCGGTGCTGGCATATCCTTCTCTACGTAGAGGGCTATGGCTCTGGCCATGACACGGTCATCATGCTTGCCGGCTACTGCTCCATAGCAGTCATTCTGTTTGTAATAGAGGAAATAGGTACATTCGTCTATTGCCGCAAGTTCTCGCTCCATATAGCCACCATCACGGATGATGCGAGCCATGGTCTTCACTACTGCCACCTTGGTTGCCTTGTTGGTATTGAATCCCCATTTCATTTCGATATTCTTCACCTTTTTCAGTTTGGACTGTGATGCGCTATAGAGATTATCGTATAGAGGCAGAAGGATAGGGAAGAACAGCTCTGACTGATTACCCTCAGTATTGTTCATGCGCGAGTAGGCAGTATTGTTCTCGATGACCAGATAAGCATCATTATAGAAATGGGCTATCTGGGCGCAGCGCATAGCTAGCTGATCGGCATCGCAGTGACCATGCCACTCAGCTACGATTTCCGGAACACCACCATAGATTTCATCGTAGCGGTCGAGGACTACTATATCTGAGAAGTCGGAGGTTTTATGAGATCCTCCAATATCGCAGGCTACGATATACCGATGTCTGACAATCTCAGAGTTGTCTGGTCCAGCCCACACCTTCAATGGTCCACCTGAACGTTCTATGAAGCGGATGTTGTTCATACAAGCATCATCGGCAGCATCATAAGAATCACCTTCAATGTCACCCACCATGATAGGCTCGATACCCTTGCAGTCCTCTTCCATTTCCTTCAACTTGTATGGATCGAAGACTGTAGTACCGGAGAAGAGGAAGGCTTCTACATCATCAGAAGGAAACTCCTGACGCATATCGTCAAGAGTCTCATACTCCTTGGACTTCTCAATGTACCAATGGATGCCCTCGAAGGATGCGCCCTTACATTCGTAAAGCCACCAATAGTACTTACCATGACCTTGCTCGTCATTGCGATTCTTCCACAGCCAGATGGCGAAATCGGCACGTTCATCCTCGGAAGCAAATGGCAATATATATTTTTCAATTTCGAACCATGCCACGAAGACAGGAGTAAATGCTGACAGAGGTTTTCCATCTTTGTCTACTGAATTTGCGGCTACCCAGGCATCGTGGAACTCGTTTTCTCGTCCGTTTGGCGTAGACTCTCTTACGATAAAGGTTAGAGGGTCCGGTTGGATAGATGATGATGCAGCCTTGATTACCTTAGCCGGAGTCCACTCTGTGGTGTTAGGGAAGAAGGCTTCCTCTGTGATATGAGCAAGGGCAGCATCACCAGAACGACAAGATTCTGGGTTTCGGGCAGAACCAGTCTGTATCTTGCAATCGCGTGGAATGAGATACTTGATATTCTGTATGGTTCCTGATGTCTTGATTTTGCGAGGGTCGTTCTTGAATGGTACACCAATATCGTAGAAGAGCCATGTAGGAATGGCATTAATTAGCTTCTCGTACATATCGAATACCTGTGTGGCAGATGAAGACTGGTGGCCAACGATATTACTATTCCAGTTTGTCTTCCAGAAGATCTGCAGCCATGCCATGTAGATGTCGGTAAGGGTAGAACCACCCCATTGGCGGCACTTCAAGAGAATGACACGGATATAGTGGTACTGACTGTGAAGGCGCAACTGTTCGAAGACCTTGGCTAGTTTAATCTGGGCATTGCGAAGAAGAAAAGGTATATCTTCACCACCATCCTTATTCTTGATTCGGGCGTAGGCGTAGGCGAAGAAATAGAAATCGTGCTTACAGCGCAGGCGTATGAGGTAACGGAAAACAGCATCGCGAGCCTTCTCTTGATCGAAGTCTGGCATGTACTTATCGCAAAAGGCCTCTATAGAACCACACTTGATGATGGCGCAGAACTTCTTTTCTTTCAGCATTTCCACCGGGAGCCAGAGTTTCTTTCCCTTTAAGAAATCCGTTATGACACATTCAAAGCGGAGACCAGGGGCATTCTCTCCTGTAATGGGACGATAAGTAGCGAGGAGACTTTGGAGTCTTCTCTTATCTTCTTCAAGAATCTCTTTGAGTTTCTTATCAGAAATCTGCTGCTGAGGTCGAACCTTTAAGGAGGATTTTGCTACTGGCATTCGTTATATATAATAATGTTAAGTGTTGAATGTTAAATGTTAAGTGTGTTGGCATGTCGGATAAATCTCTCTGCCTTGGCATAGATGAAACCTAAACAGAATAGAACTATGTGGAAGATACCAGCTATGTAAGGGAGAAGGAAACCTATAGCCATACCGAGTATCATCTGCCAGAAGTAGATGCGGTGATACCGATAATACCATTGCGCTGAGAATCCCATGAAGAAAGAAATCAATACGGATGCACCCAATACAGGTAATGCCGGATAGTATACGAACGATAGCAACACGGAGCAGAGCCATGCTGCCAGTAGGCGATGGAAGCGGAACTGATGATGAAACATCAATATGCACCAGCCGTTGATACCCAAGTGTATAAAGTTGGCATGACCGAACATATAGGCGAAATGGGTGTATAATGGCGATGATGGAGACACAGCAAGCGAGGCATGAAGCGGAATGATGAAAGCCATCAGGAGGATGATGAGAAGTGTAATATATAATGTACGCATAATGGAAGTGATTTATCGAGTTATGAATGATGTTTTCTTATTGCGGAAATAATTGTTTATTTTCATCTGTATGTAGCGTGGAGCCATACCCAAATTGGGCGCAGGAAGATTCAGGCATACATACACAAGATTTTTGGTATTGTATTCCTTGTATTGATCCATCTGCCGGAGACGCAAGAAATCCTGATAGAAATCTTCAAAGAGTTTTTCTTTCATGGCTTGATATTTGCCGAATTTAGGCTTTTCCCCCTTGATGCGTTTACATACATACCGATAAGCTGTGCTATCGGCGAGATAATAGCAAGAGGCAGGCATCTTGGCGATGTAATCGCATATCTTAGCCATGGTGGTAGGATATTCTACCATCCTCTTGGCCTTACGAAAGAGCAGATACATTTCTTGATCTCTTTTAAGGTAAATTTCGGATATGGAATTTAGATGTTTCATACCAGCAAAATTAATTCATCAAGATGCAGAACTTATCACAAAGTAATGCGAAATTTTCCTTAATTTAGCACACAAATATTAAAAATGAATATTTATGGCAAAAGAAACTATTGATAATCAGAATGTTAAGTCAAAGCGAGATTCTTTCCGAGAGCGTCTTGCTCAGCGTTATCCTGACTTGAATATGGACGATGATGAGGCTGTTTATGGTCAACTTTCGACCGATTACGACCAGTATGACCAGAATAAGCAGAAAATGGATGACTTCAACAAAATGTTGCAGGACAACCCTCATGCTCCAAGTCTGGTGACAGGTCTTGTTACAAAGAAAAATGCAGATGGCAGCGACTTCAATTTTATCGATTTCATTATTGATGAAATGGGTCAGGACTATATTGATGCCATCAATGGTGACGAGAAGGCTAAGGCTCGTTTGAATGCTAGTGAAAAAGAGAAACTTGAAGCCAGCGAGAAACTTGCCAAAGAAAAGGATCTTCTTGCAGCCAACATAAAGCAGTCGGATGATGAACTTGATGCAGCCATTAAAGAAGCGAAGTTGAAGCCTGAGGCTATTACTGAGTTGATAGAGTGGCTTTACAAGCGTAGCGATGATGGCAAGGATCACGATGATGATGGTTTTGTATGGCGTGCAGCTCGTTATGATCTGAAGAAAGAAGACTTCTTGCGCCTCTTCCAAATTAAGGACTTCGACAAGGCTGTGGCTGATGCAGAAGAGAGAGGCTATAAGCGTGGAAAGAACGAGAAGATAGACCAGCAGAGGCAGCTTCACGATGGGAAACAAGGCGGTAAGAAAAACATCAACATCGATGGAGGCGGTGGTGCACCATCACTTCCTAAGGAAAAGAGCCGTACAGAACAGGTGTACAGCAAGATGATTGGAATGTAGAATTAGAAATTTATAATTAATAATTTTAAATGTATAGATTATGAAACAGTTTAAGAAATGGTTTGGTTTCATGATGGCGGTGCTCGTCATGATTCTTAGTGGTGGAAGTTCTTATGCAATGGCTGAAACGGCTCCACCTGTACCAGGTGGTGGTATTCCTGCTGGTGCAGGTGGCGGTGGTGCGACAGGTCCTTTGGATGGTCCCGGTGTAGGTGGCTCTGGTCCTCAGTGGCAGGGTGGTAGCCAGGAGCAGCAGGAAGCTATGGGTAACTGGGATTACTATGTTGCTCACGTTAACCCAACAGTCGTAGAGATGAAATTGGAGAGTTGTCCTATTGATCAGATTTTACGTGCATCTAAGAAAATGACTCCTATCGACTCTGTTCGAGTAGAATACTATTCTATCGGTCAGAAGCCTATCATGTCAAAACTTACTACTCAGGTTAATAAGCAGACCAATGGTAATTCTGTAACTTTCATCGTGGAGAATCCGGCAGCTTTCGATAATGGTGATGTTATTATGGTAGATGGCATCTATGGCTATGACGAGACTGGTACAAACAAGAGCACTTTGATTCCTCTTCAGTTCCGTGTAATCAGCCATGATAATGACAATAACCCTATTGCCTACGCTCTGAATGGAAAGAAAAATCCTTCGCGTGGCAACCGTGACTTTGAAGACAATATTCCGGTAGGTACAACTCTGATGCGCCTCGGAAGAGCCGCAGGCGAGAAAGAGGTTGAAACTGGTAGTTATTACTCTATGCCAGATAAGAGCTTCCAGTATTGCCAGCGATTTATCATGCAGGTTGAGGAGTCTCTTATCAACCGTATGAGTAAGACTCAGGTAAAATGGGACTTCACACGACAGGAAAAAATGGCTATGGACGATATGCGTTATGGCCAGGAGCGAAGTGGTCTGTTCGGTGTAAAGAGCATGTCGAATGGTGGCGAGAAAGTTGGCTTGACCTATACCATGGGCGGTATTTACTGGGAAGCAGGCAAAGACTTGCAGATTGGCCATTGGGCTGTCAAGAAAGATGAGAATGGTGAAATTGTTAAGGCAAAGGTAAAAGTACCTAAGCCAGGTGGTACCGGTGGCGAAACTGTAGAGCAGGAAAAAACAGTATATGAGTATGTGATCAGCGAGAAGGAACTTTCTGCTTTTATTGCAGCAGTATTGAAGGGTGCTGGTAACTCCAGCCGTACGAAACTTCTCTTCGTAGACAACTTGATCTATCAGGCATTTGCTAACCTTCGCTCTAACAAGCGTATCATTACCCAGACCGAAAAAGACTATCAGGGTTGGAAACTTGATTTTGAGAAGTTCGAGAGCATGGGTACAAAGATTCTGATTTATCGTCACGATGCTTTTAACTCCTGGGGTATGGATGGTAGAGCGTTCTTGCTGGATGCTCGTTATCTTGACAAATACGTTTTCGGTGTATGGAGTAGAAATGAGTTTAACGCTAAGGATCTCTTGATTCGTAACACTGCAGGTGTTGTGATGGAGGAGTATAGCTGCTGGGTACTGACCTTCCCTGATGCTCATGCGCGTGTAGCCCGACCAGTCTTCACTGGTGATGGCGTTACAGATGAGCAGATTTTGGAGGCAGCGTAATCATCGTATAGGAAACTGATAGTTTTCTACATATATCAATCTAGGGGATAGTTGAGGCTAATGCAGTCTCACTATCCCTTCTCACCATAAACACAAATAGATATGTATAGATTTGTAGCTAAGAGCATGCTCATTTTTGTGGTGACTCTGCCGAGCGGACTGATCAAGAACATTGAGTTTGAGCGGTGTGGCAACGATGCCTATTCGTACATTACGGATAACAAGCAGGTGGCAGAATGCATCAGGAAACATCCTCTTACGAAGGCAGGCCGTATCATTGATGAGAGCCAGCCGGAAGAGGTGCAGATTCAGCAACAAAAAGAAGAGCAGGTGAAGGACGAGAATGCCCTTCATTTCGAGAACATCACCAAGGCCAAGAACTATCTCCAGAAGACGTATAAGGTAGATGTAAGGAAACTGAAATCACCTTCGAGTGTGAAGGAGAAGGCTAAAGAGCTGGGCGTGGTGATTGAGTTTTAGTTTGTAGTTTATAATTTTTAATAGGTTTCTTGCTTATGGAAGTTCTTATGAGTGACCTTGTGAAGGAAATGCGCATAGCTATGGACGAAGTGATCCATGATGAGGTGAATGACATCATTACAGATGATTCGGACACGGAAATGAAGCAAGCCATTGAAACGGCAGCTCAACAGATTCTGCTGCAAGCACCAGCGCAAATGATTCTCCCCAAAAGAGTGGAAGTTTCGCTGAACGAAAGCGGCAAGCAGGATTATGATGCCATCCAGGCACAGTTTACAGATGGTCATGGATGCCTGACAATTCCTGAAGACTGGCTGAGACTTGTAGAGTTGAGGCTACGAAGTTGGCAAAGCACGCTGACTATGCTGATGGAACCGGGCAGCAAGGAGGCTCAGATGCAAGCCTCCCGGTGGACCAGGGGAACGCCCCAGAAGCCAAAGGGCATGATTACCACATCGTCAACTACAGGAAAGCGAGTGCTGATGTACTGGACTGCCGGAAGGTATGATGCCAACCATGCACCTGTTGGAGCTGTATATGATCATGAGGTTGAACTGTTCACGTATATCCCTTATCAAAAGTTAGAGAATGTGTATTCTACTGATGCTGGGCATGAAAAGGAAGTGGCCGACCAGAAGATCATCCTTTCCCTGACAGATGAATGCAAGAAATATCTTATCTATCGTGCCATCAGCATCTTCCTGGTAAGTAAGAAGGAAAGCGATTTGGCAGAAAAGTATAACCAATTATCTCAAATATAATATTTTATGGCTAACGATATTAATAAAGAAGATCCTCATTACAAGGGAGAATATGGCAGCATCTATGAGGTGAACCGAAAGTTCCCTACTGGTGGTGTTGCCGGTGACTTTGTGGTGATAGAAGGCTGGGCGCATTACTGGAATGCAGACAGAGGAACTTGGTGTGTAAATGCCGAGAGGGATAGCTATTGGGACGAGTTGATAACGAATATCATAGAAAAGTTTAAGTTCGTAAGAGGTGCTACGTATATGGGCGTGGCTAGTCTTGACACTGTGCCTACAAAGGTTATTGGTGCTAAGATGTATTATTTTGCGACCGTAGCTGGTACGTATAAAAACTTTGGTGATCTCGTAGTTCCTCAGGGTATCAATGTGCTCTATTCTGAGAATGGCAGCAGCTGGGTAAACACTACCTTGCTGGAAGTGGCTCAGGAGTTGGGCGTGAGCACCAATAAGGTCGTAAGCCAGAAGACCTTGAATGATGCATTGGCTAAGAAGTTCGACAAGGAGAGTGTTGCCCAGGAATCAGGCGAGGCTGAGGATAAGGTGATGAGCCAGAAGGCTGTTAGTGATAAGCTCAGCGACTTATTAAGTACAATAGGAAAAGAATCAGAGTTAGGAGTAACACAACATTTTGTAAAAGACGATTTCACAACAAAAGTGGAAGTTAAGGAAACTAACTTTTTCCACCCTAATGATGTCGTTAAACTCATTTGTACTAACAAGTCTTCAAAAGACTCTTGGTTTTCTGTTGGCACATTTGGCTCAGATAATTCTGAATCTGAAATTCAATCTAAAGTAATAAAAGCAGGAGAATCACTTGTTATAGATAGAACTGAGCAATATTCAGGTAATGGATATTGGTGCAAATCTATTGGTAATGCAAAAGGAAAGTTTGAAATATATCGTATAGACCCAAAAGTAACAAAGATTACTAAAGAACTTGCCAATAAGATAGATAAAACATCAATCTCGCAAGTATCAGGACAATCAGAGGATAAGGTGATGTCTCAGAAGGCTGTTAGTGACAAACTTAATAAAATAAATAATAACGGATTAAAAATAATCCTATCAAAGCAAGCCGATAGTGGAAGATTGGAATTTGATTATCCTTATTCAAAGGGTACAGAATTGTCTCTTGTTGTGACGAATTTAGGTTCTTCTGAAGGATATTTTACCATTGGCGTTATTGACACTAATGGTGTTGACTCGGAAATAATAACAAAAAAACTAGAAGCAGGACAAAGCTATACTGTTAATAGAAAAGAAATTTATTCAGGTAAAGGCTATTATTGTAATAGTGTAAACAATAAAGCGTTTACTTACGAACTTATAGAGTTAAATGAGGTTTTCAGAACACTGCAAACCAAGGTTGAATCTAGCGAAATAAGACCGAAGATTTATGTCGGTTTAACAAGAAAATATACTAAGTTCACAGATGGGTTATCCAAGGCTGTGGAACTAGGCAATGCAGACTTATATGTTGATGCAGGTACTTATGATATTGTTGCGGAGTTGACCATTGCAAAGATTGATTCAGACAGTATCGCAGGATATTATGGTCCTAAAATCGGAAGAGGTGTACGAATCTATTTCTCACAAGGTGCAAAAATTGTAGCAAATTATACTGGCACTCTACATGATAGTTTAGAGCGATTCTCACCATTGAATGCTATTGAAACAACTGATTTGGGCGGTAGTGATTTTGAGATACATGGTGGAGAGTTTGAATGTACTAACACGAGATATGTTGTGCATGATGAATGTAATGGGAAAGGCAGTTATAAACATCTATATGAAAATTGTAGAATGATTCTTGATAATAGAAACAAGACATATTTCAAACAATGTCAGTGCATTGGTGGGGGCTTGGGCGAGTTTGCAGACATACAAATCATAGGTGGATATTATGAATCTAAGACTATTGATATAAGTAAACCTGAGAAAGACCAAACTATTAGCTATCATAACCCTCAGCCAAATTTTGGAAGCAACTTCTGTAATTCTGTAATGATAAAGGATGCTTATTTTAAAGACGGGACTATAATTGTATCTCAGCTAGGTGATAGTTTGAAGTATAGCACATTTGTCGTAAATAATTGTTCAATGACGAAAGCACCTTATATTAATGGTGAAAACGATGCAGGAACTGGTAGATTTAGAATGCAATCATGGAACAATGACATTAGAAACTCATAAATTATACGTATGCAACTGATTGTTGCATACGTATAATTAGTCTTAATAAACATGAATATATTTTGTACGGGGGAGGCTGTCCGAAAACTTAATTAGGGAAGCAAACAACTGAATTGAGCATTTTTCTTTTGCTCTTTATAGTTAATTAACCTCGTATCTTCTTGATTCTCAATTATTTTATGTATC